GCACCTCTATCACCGGTAGTTAGCCGGAAATCACCTGGTTACCCAGGTCCCTGTGATGGATCCCGTCAGCTAAACGGAACCCACTTCGTCGTGTACCCCGAAACCGCATTGCGCGGTGTCAGGCCCGACGAAGCTGACCCATAAAGGGCCAGAGCGAGTTGTATATCGCCCGTAAAGCGTTGTATTGGCACCCGGTCTTGCACCGGGGACCACGTACGGACGTAGCGGATACCACCCAACCAAAACGCATTGCACGTTTCATCAGGCTCATACTCAAGGATTGGGTCGTCGGGATAACCGGCGACTTTATTTTTCCACGAGTAATCATGGATGACGATGTCACCCAAGGTAACCGGGCCCCTGCACTTGCGGACTTCGGAGGGTATCTGACCAATTGCGTGCGCTCTCGCGCGCTTCACAGGGTCGCGTTGGAATAAACCAGCGCGAGACCACCGGAAGAGGCCATTAGCTACCGAAATCCAATCCGAGGGCATAAGCAGTTCCTTCGTTAACCTATAGGGAGTTACATCCACCCCACAGAAGAAGTCACCGCCGCAGCTTTCCCGAAAGGGACCTTGTACAAATGTCTTACGCTGGTTCGGGGTAAATCCGAAGAAACGTAACGCCGCCAAAACATCGGAGGCGCAACGCGTCGGAATAATAATATCATCCCCGTACACACTGAGTTCGTCGCGCTGTAATCCTCCCGCGGCCTTTGCTATGGCGTAGAAGAGGAGCGTTTCTAGCTCAAATGTGAATCCGTTCCCCATCGAGGAGAACTTCTCCAGCGTGACCCACCTATCCACCTTTTGACTCTTCTTGCCTTTCTCCCGCGAACGGAAGGGGCGACCATCGGCACCATGGGACATCCGTGTGAACGGACTCCTCAGTGTCGACAGAAGAGAGAACCAATCATCTGGTAAAAACAGCTGTACCAGAGTGCGGCAGACGGTGTCGCTAGCACTGCTCAGATCTATCGTAGCCCACTCACCAGTAATACTTGCAATACGGGCGAGATCGTGGTGTTTTTCCTGACCATGTTTCAGATCAAGAGCGGCACCATAAAGCAACCGATGGCGTATATGCTGTCCCACAGCAAGCTGCAGAAAGACATTAATACCAGGTTCGATCGCAATAGCTCTGTCCTTAGTAGCGTCTTTTGGCACGGTTGAGAACCGGTTGCCGCGGACGTTCTGGACTCCTGAGTCATAAGGGAACTCCTTAACGACGGCCCTACCCCACGCAGTACCATACACGTAGGGTGAAAGCAAGGTCGCATCGGGAGTTGAAGTCAAACGTATTTGCATCTTATCACCGAGAGTTAGCCTCTTGGCGAAACGATGCCCTTCGGACTCATACGTTGCACCGGGTCCAAACCTTCCCAACAAGTGAGGAGGCAGGGGTCCAAGTACGCGTTCTACCGTTTTTCTCACATTGCGAATGAATTCCGCAATGCGTCGATCGCCGGGGAATAAATACCCTTCTTCGGCGGCCGAACGGAAAGTTCTGTCAAGATAGAACGACAGGCGCTGATTGGACTTAAAACACTGGGCCTCAGAGGCCCAGAACCCAGCTCTCGCTACAGCTTTACGATCGATTGTCGTTGGCAACTCAGGGAATTTTCTGAGCAACTCAACGGCTTGATAATCGCGGCGAAACCTCTCGGTACCGCCAACTGTGTCGAGATAGCAACTCGGATCAACTCGGCATTGCACCAACTGATCCCACTCGTTATGCCTCATCAGTATATCAATCTTCAGAGACACGGGAGTGTTGAGGTCGGCCAAGAAACGCCGACAAAGGGTGATCACTTGCGCATCCACAACCTTTTCCATAAGCTTTGCACCTATGATTGATACATTTTAACCAAGACAAGGAGGATACCCACCACCAACGAATGCCCGATTAAGGACACCGCGGCGGTAAATATCTCCCGGCGTACAGTCGGAGAGATCCGACTGACCCAAAGTCTCACCCGTTAAGTCGGGGCGAAACCTGCCTTGATCGAAGCCTGAATCAGGGCCGAGACGAGCAGGTTGGAGAATTGAGCAACACCCTCAGAAACAAAGGTGTCCGGCACGTTCAGAGGAACAGTACCCTCGAAGACAAGCGGCATCTTCGCAATCACCAAACCAGACACAGGGTCGACGTACGGAAAGTTTCCCGTAATCAAAACCCGACGCCCGTCCTTCGCACCGTTGTTCTGGGTGCGCATGCCGACTACCGGGCGGTAGGCAGCGGTGGTTGCAGTGTTCTCCCGCCACTGGGCCGCGACGCGGTCTCCAGCGGAGGGGGTCAATTGCGTGTACGTGATGTTCGTCACGCCGTCAGCTTTCTTGACGGTGATGTCAGCCATTGCGGGCATATTTCTACTCCATGAGAATTATTTTATTTCCCTTCACTGGGAAAAGGAGGTTAAGTAAAATACCTAGGGCCTTGGGCCTTTAGGTGAAAAGATCGACACCACGAGCGAAATTGCTGTCGCAGCGCGGGTCTTACTGAGCCCTTTAAAAGGTGGGACTGTCAGGGTTACCCCTGGAACACCCACGTAGCGCTTCATTGCAAAGCACTTAAGTTCCCCCCTACTCCATTGGGCATGATACGCTGGATTGGTCTGAGATACGACCATGTAACGCCAGTGTTCCTGCCGTCCCTCACGGGATTTAAAACAGAGCGTGTAGCCGGGGTCAATCAACTTCAACCCGACAAAGTCGGTGAATTGGTCCAGGAATTCTTGGACGTTCACAAACCAGCCAAGCACAAAGCTGAAGGGCACAACGGCCCAGGCTACGGAAGCTGGGTTGATCATTCCCAGTTGGTTAAGAAGTAACAGGTTGGGATTTGTAACTTGGATTCCCGCCCACGCCTGACCAGTTAACCGGCCAGACAAGGAATGGAGAGAGCCAGTATCTGCTGTCCCGTCCCACTTCTCTAACTCGAATGGCCTACCGGTGCGAACCAACTGCACCTCGGTCTTGAAATCCTGCGACAGTACTTCCATCGCAGAATAGACGTCACCAACTAGTGGCGCCCACCCGAGCCAATATTCTAACCAAAAGGAGGATAATTTCCGGTACGGATCCCAATTAAGGGATTTATTCCGCATATCCCGGATCTTGTGCTTTGGAAGAGTAATATCCAGAGTGCTAGCTGCAAGCGCGAATTTGCCGCGCCGCACCAACATAGCGGCTTTGCCAATTTGGCGCAACCGAGTAGACATCATATCCAAAGCCTCTCGTCCTTCGGCGAGAGAGGTACCCGTTGAGGCGTAATTGAGCAGCTTATCCTTTAGTTTCGAATGTAACCGATTCTTTAGGAGATCGCAGTTCTTCTTGCCTTCAGCGTACGTCGTTAACCCAACCAAGCCTTCAACTGTTAACCAGCTGACGCTGCTCGCAATCCCAAACAAGTAGTCCCTTTCGGGGTTCGTCTGGCGGCTGAGGTAATCGTACACACCGCGATAATAACCGCGGGTGACCTTATTGGACGGGATGAATGGAACTTCCTTCACCCAGTCTTTTCGATCACTAAATATGTACTGTGTAGTCCCTGATGAGGGGACCCGGACGTATGTGGTACCAGTTTGGATGGCCATGAGGCTCTCCTATTTCGATCGAGTATTGAAGTAGAAGGGTTATCAGCCCTTTCAACTCAGATCTGCGCAATGCAGAAGTTGTTCTGAGTAGGGTCTTGCGAGACCCACCTTCGGGTAATACCCAGAGGCCCCCCCATGGG